GATGCTTCAGGTTCTTCTGAAAGCATCCAAGTACGATAGGATGATGGCTGCCAAGCCTAAGCCATTCATCCGGCCGAAAGGCAAGCCGATACCTCCGGGAGCGGGAAGCGCCAAACAGCGCACGGCTCAGAAGGGAGTAACCTCGGCGATGAAGAGGCTCAATCGCACGGGCAGCATCGAAGATGCGGCCGTCGTGTTTGACCAGATCATCCAACGAGGATAACCCCATGCCGAAAGTTGCAAACGCTTTCTCCACCTACTCGGCGAAAGGCAACCGCGAAGACCTTTCGAACTCCATCTACAACATCGACCCGTTCGACACGCCGATCATGTCGATGTCCCGGCGACGGAATGCCAAGAACCGCACCTTCGACTGGCAGACCGAGCACCTTCCCGCCGTCGACCCGAACAATGCCCAGGTCGAAGGTTTCGAGCTTGCTCGCGCGGTTTCGCAGCCGACCGTTCGTCTCACCAACGTCACCCAGATTTCGAGCCGCGACGCCACCGTTACGGGGTCGCAGGAAGCTTCCGACGCCGCTGGCAAGGGTTCCGAAATGGGCCACCAGATGGCGTTGAAGTCCAAGGTGCTCAAGTCTGATATGGAAGTAATCATGTCGTCACGGCAAGCTCGTGATGACGGCGCCGATCCCAATACCGCCCGCAAGACCGAGGCTATCTGTCACTGGCTCGGGCGCGCGGTCGACAAACTGGCGGCTCCGGCCGGAGCGGTCATCGGTGTTGTGGCCGGTCTTCCGGTTCTGGCCACCGACGCATTCGCTGCCGTCGCGGGTGCTTCGCAGCTTGCTCTCACCGAAGTGATGCTCGGCGACGCGATGCAGAAGGCATTCACCAACGGCGCGCATCCGAATAAATGGATCGTTCCGCCGGCAATCAAGAGGACTGTCAGCACCTTCGAGGGCCGCGGCATTTCGCAGGTGCTCGTCGGCAAGACCGAAGTGGTGGCGACCGTGGACGTCATCGCGACGGACTTCGGCCGCGTTACCGTACTGCCTTCGCTCTGGGTTCCGTCCGACGTCGGCCTCCTCCTTGACCCGGACTTCCTCGCGACGGCGTTCTTCCGCAATTTCCGTCAGCACCAGATCGCGAAAATCGGTGACGCGGAAACCCGCCTGATCTTGGCGGAATGGGGTGTGGAGATGCGCAATCCTCTCGCCCACATCCTGATGAACGGCATCAAGCAGGGCGCCGTCATTACCTAAGGCCAATCTGGTCTGCCCGCGTCGTGCAATGCGACGCGGGTTTACCATCAGGAGACTGCGCCATGGGTATCAAGGCTAATCTGCAATTGCTGTCCAATGCTTCCGCCAGCGGGGCGGCGTTGCCTGTTCCTACTGGCGGAAGGTACGTTTATATGATCGCCGGTACATTCGGCGGCACGTCGTCCAAGCTGCAGGTTCTCGGGCCGGACGGTGTTACCTTCCTCGACGTTCCGAATTCAACCCTCACCGTCGCTGGTTACGTTTCAGTGGACATTCCCGCTGGGTCGTCCGTGAAGGCAGTGCTTACCGGCGGCACCCCGTCTGCGATGTCCGCTACTCTGAACTTGGTGGAGAGCGCCTGAGGAGGGCAATATGCACGGAATCGGTTGGGCAGTGGAGCAGCTGAAAAATGACAAGTGTGTCCGTCGCTCCGGATGGAACGGCAAGGGCATGTATCTTCGGCTGCAGAACCCGAGCGTCGATTCCGAAATGTCCGTCCCGTATATCTACATGCGAACTGCTCAGGGGGATTTAGTTCCTTGGTTGTGTTCGCAGACCGACCTTCTGTCCGATGATTGGGAGATCGCCAATGCCTAAGAAGTACGAAGCGATGCGCGACAAGTTCGCGAACGAGGGACTTCCTGTAAAGGCGGCGAAGACGAAGGCCGCCAAGATTTTCAATGCGCAGCGGAAGTCGAACCAGAAGCCCGTTACCGGCAAGCACAAGAAACGATAACGGAATACTATACTATACCTTGACAGGTGGGGCTAAGGTGTGCTACCATGGCTGAGCGAAAGTTGGTGTATCGAAACGATGGAGCCGTCAAACGTACAATGATCTGGGAGGATGACGATCCTCTAACGATACACGTTCTTACCGAACTCGACATGACCCAGACTATTGAGAATAACAAGGTCATGAGGGAGTTGCACCCCCGCCGTTCTGCTAATAAATTACTTGCTCGGGGTGTGCCAATGACCGTCGCGGAACAATCTCTGCGAGAATGTTGGGACGACAACGACTGGAAAAAGTGGTTGAACGATCCCGACAATGCCGCATTTAGAGTTTGGCGCGGACGGGTATAATGCCGACATTTCTCGACGACAAATGCGACGAAATCCGCAGATGGTTCGCGATTGGAGAGGACGTTTATCCTGACTCCGTTGTGACCGGTTGGATTCGTATGGCCGAGGAGTATCTTTCTGTTGCTCTTCGTGTCAAATATATGATCCAAATCGATACTTTGGTTATCAAGGATGCCAGAGTTCCTCTTCCGCTGGATTGGCAGGAAACTCGTCTGGTTCGCGCGCTTCCTAGTGGAGGAGTTTATAGATACCAAACTGCGGATGAATTTTTTAATACCGAATACCCCAACGATCCTCAGGCCCCTTACGCCAGTAGACAGAAGAAGTATACTGTTCTGGGGGTATATTTGTTCGTCGGTAATGTCGATTGTACGGACGGCACCAAGATTGAAATGACTTATTACCAGTCCATTCCACCACTAACTAATGATCTCAATAACTGGGCTAACATTTATCACCCAACTGTGTATACCTTGAAAATTCTCCACATGGCTGCGTTGTACGCAATTGAAGATCAACGCGCTCCGATGTGGGATACCGAGGTAGTTCGGTTAGTCAACGGTATGAATGCTCAACACAAGATCGACCAAGCAAGCGGATCGGTGTTGATGCAAGTTAGGCGGAAGACATTCGGATGACGCCGGGAAGAGAATACGGCATCGGTAAATACGGTTGTAATACATATGATCGTTTTAGAGTTATAGATTGGACGCCAGAGATAGTTCCATCGAGCGAAATTCGAGTGACGCTAGGAAGAGAATACGGCATTGGTAAATATGGTTGTAATACATACGATCATTTTAGAGTTATAGACTGGACGCCAGAGGTAATTCTACCGAGCGAAATTCAGGTGCCACATGTCTGATACAGTTACTCCTAATCTTGGCCTTGTGAAACCCGATGTGGGCGGCTCCGATGATATGTGGGGCGAGAAATTAAATTCTAATTTTGATATTATCGATGAGGCTATTTCCGGCGGCGGAAGCGGCGCTGTAACTAAGGCTTACGTAGATATCCAAGACGAATTAAGAGTCGCTGTTGGTGGCGACGTAATGACAGGATTTCTTACATTAAGTGCTGATCCAATAGCTAATCTTCATGCTGTTACTAAGCAGTACGCTGATTCGATTAACATAGTGTGGAAAGGTTCTTGGGTCAATACCACGAATTACATAATCAACGATGCCGTTGCGTGGAACGGCGCGAGTTACATCGCGGTCGCTGCCAGCGGGCCCGGCTCGGGCGGGGCCTCGCAACCGCCGAGCGCCGCGTGGAACCTTTTGGCGGCTGCGGGAACTGCGGGGGATATGCCGCAAGGAACAGCCGGTTATCTGTTCGCTGCGAACGGCGTCGGTATACCATCGTCGTTCCAGGGATTTACCCAAGCCGGTACTGGCGCGGTGCAACGAGCCTGGCAAAGCAAGCTGCGCGACGAGTTTGTGAGCGTTAAGGATTTCGGCGCGGTTGGCGACGGTGTTGCGAATGATACTGTAGCGATTCAGAAGGCGCTTGATCACGATCGCGGCGCGAATTGCGGCGTGTTCGTGCCACCTGGACGATATCGAATCGGTGCATTGACGATCTATCCGGCGACGCGGCTTTATGGTGCGAACCGGATGGAGTCGATTTTCGAGGCGATCGACAGTCTCAATGCGACCATGATCGCGATCGTTACCGCGAATTCGGCAACGTCGGCAACGCCTAGTACCGGTTCTAAGACCTTCACCATTGCCGCCGGAATGTACTTCCCGATCGGCGCATATGTTCTGATTGTCAATACGCTGACGAACTGGATGCAGGGGACCGTCACCGCTTATAGTGGTACGACGCTAACTGTGAACGTTACGTACGCGACGGGAAGTACGACGGCAGCGAATTGGTTCATTTTCCTAAATTGCGACGACGTTGAGATTGCCGGTCTTACGCTCGACGGTCGGCGCAATCGATCCGGCGTTACGAGCAATAATACTTTAGGCGATTGCCTTGTTGTGTGCGGCTGGCGGCCGGTTATACGGGATCTCGATATTCTGCATGCGCCGGTAAACGGCATGGTAACGCGTGCGATGCAGCCAGGGCCGCATTTCGATCGTGGCGTTGAAGGGATCATTGACAATGTTCGGATTGACAATCCGGGCACCACTGGCTGGCGGTTCCTTGGGCCGAACGATTGTACCGTGTCGAATGTTGCTGTGATCGATGCATCGGCCGCGAACAATGGTGTTGGGTATGGTATTCAGCAACAGGTTTTGGGCAACGGGAAGTTCTCCAACGTCCATATCTGGAATTGGGCAATTACGACTAGCTTTGCCGATGCTGGCCTTGCGATCGCCACGAGCGGCAATATCTATGCGAACTGCCATTTCGAGAGTGGCAACACTTGCGTGCGAGTAACAGCGCAAATCCAGAACTTCGTGGGTTGCAAGATCTATGCGCCGGACAGCGATTCGTGCCTCGATCTTCAGGCTGGTTATGTTTGCTTGGCTGGTTGCACGATTGGTCCGCCCGGTGTTACTCCCTGTCATGGTGTACGATTGCGGGCGGCGGCGGTTTACTGCCTGCTTGATTTTGAAGCCTTCAGTCTGGCAAACGGCGCGGTTTGGTTCGACGGCGATGCTGGCAACAATGTCGTCGTAATTCGAGGTGACAATTCGTCGGGCCTTGCTTATGCAGGCACGCCGCATTCGACCAATCGTTTTTCCATGCGCCTATCCGGCGGACTGTCTGGCGCCAACACCGAGATATTCGATCCGATCACGGCAGCCGCAATCGGGACCGCGATTGGTAAACTTACGTCGTTCACGCCGGTGCTCGTGCCAGGCGCGGGTTCGATCTCGGCGCAAGTGCATGATTGCGCCTATGCGGTGATCGGCAAGCTCGCATTTCTAACTATGTCTTGCCAAATCACTGCTGGCACCGGGCTCGGCGGCAGCTTACAGGTCACAAACTTGCCGGTTGCGCCGAGGCGGGCGGTTTATCTTGCCGGACGCGAAGCGGCATTGTCGGGAAAGACCATGGCGCTCACAATAGGCGGCGGCGCGACAAGCGGCTTTGCGTTCAACTATGACAACGGCAATCCGAGCGTCGCTGTGAACGCGCTGTATATGTTCAGCGGCGCATTCGAGATCGCCTGATGATCGCATGGCAGGAACATCAATTGCCGGTCGTGGGCACGTTCTGGGAAGGCGCTGAGCGGAATGGCCGCGTCCTCTATCGCATCATTCCTGCAGGGGCACCGACAGGGATGTTTCTGCTGCGAACATGTGATGACCCGCCGATTGAGCTTGGCGCCTCATTTGATCGAGCCGTGCTCATGACTTTCGCCGAGCTAAGATGAGGTATAATCCATGCCCGATACCGTAACGACAAAATTGGCTCTTGTAAAGCCGGAAGTTGGAGCTTCCGCTGACACGTGGGGCAATAAACTTAATACAAATTTTGATACTATCGACGGCGGCGTTGTGCGTCTCACCAATCAATGGAAGATTTTTCCCGGGGATGACACCCCTGGAAGCGCTGCTGGTCATCTTCTGATAAAGCGCTACAACAACTCCGGGGTGGAATCCGGCATTCCGCTCACCATTGATCGTAACAACGGCAACGCTACATTTCAAAACAACCTTACTGTAACCGGGGCTTTTAATTCTGCTTCACTTTTGACTGGTGCCGTAACGGCCACGGGGAATGTTAACTTTACCGGCACTCTCTCTGTTACTGGCGCGATCAGCGGCGCTTCTGTGTCTGCGACCGGCAACATCAATGCTGCCGGAACTTATACGGGCGGCGCTGTTTCGGTTACCGGCAATATCAGTGCCGCTACTTTGGGCATCACCGGCGCAATTTCTGGCGCTTCTCTGAGCCTTTCTGGGCAGATGTCCAGCAACACCGTTGTAACGAATGGTCTCACGGTGAATGGTAACGTTTCTATTACTGGTGCGGCTGGCGCATCGGGGAACATTTCGGCTGGTGGCTTCTCTACAAGTGGAACTGTGTTTGCTAATGGTGTTGGAACGTTCGGGTCGATCTCGACCGGTGCGATCAGTGGTTCCAGCAGTTCCGTTTCCGGGGCTGACAACAGTAATTCCATTAATACAAATTCGATCGTCGTGAACGGTGTCGTTACCGCCAATACTGGCGGAATGAATATGTCTGTGCCAATTAACTCTAACCTCGTTCAAGGAGGACTGAACGGGAGTAATTCGTCTAGCGGTCTTGTGGTACAATCTCCACTTGGCGGCCATGCTTTTATGTCCTTCCTTGTTCAGGGACAGTTTGGTGGCAATTTCGGGATGCTCAATGACGGGAACTTATACCTCGGCGGGTTCTCCCACGGCGGCAATTTGTGGAAAGTGTACACTCAACGCGATCCGGTTGTGAACGGAATTCGTATCGTAGATGTCCAAGACCTTATCATAACGGGCAGCCAACAAGTCCCACTCGGCGCTGGTCAAGTCATGATTTCTATGTCCCGTGCTGCCGCCGATCAGCCAATCTTCTTTAGGATTGGAAGGCTTCAGATGAATATCAACGGTAATTGGACCAATCTCTAGGGCAACGGATGCAACCCATAGACTTCCCAGCTGGTATCACTACCCTCCTGTCCAAGACGAAGGACATAGCGAATTGGCGGGATGGTAACCTCGTGCGTTGGGATGACGGAATTACCTTGAAGCCGATTGCCGGATGGTCGCAGATTGTGTATCCGTCTGCATTCGCTTCGCGCGTAAGGGCTATCCACCGATGGATGGATAGCGACGGTATTTTCTTCACGGCGTATTTGTGCGAGCAACATTGTTATATAGATACGGGTGGCTCCTTATTCAATGCAACTCCCACCGGGGGAATGCAACCGTTGGCGGGTATCCAAGCTGGTTATGGTGAGAAGGACTACGGCGAAAACGCGTATGGAACTCCTCGCCCAGGATTTTCGTCGTTGTTTAAATTCTCCCCGGCTTGGTCGATCAACAATTGGGGCGAAGATTTAATATTTATGACAAGTTACGACGGTCGGTTGCTTCGGTGGAAGCCCTCCACCCCAACTGTAGTAGCAGCGGTGGTTCCCGGTGCTCCTACCAACAACCGCCAGTTCGTGGTTACCCCAGAGCATCATTGTATGCTGTTCCAAATGGGCGGCGATTTCAGCAAGTTTGGGTGGTGCAGCGAAGAAGACATCGAAGATTGGAACTTTGCGAGCACTACGAACACGGCTGGCTTCTATAACGTCGATCCATATTCGCCAATCATTGCTGCTCATTCGACTGCCATCGGCATTACTGTTCACACTCCGGCCATGACGCATTTCGTCGATCATGTCGGACTTCCATATGTCTACCGGATGAAGTCAATCGGTAAGATACCCATTCCGATAAGCGCCGCCTCGATGTCCTCCATCCCCGAAGGGGTGATGTGGATTTCGGTTGAAGGGTTCTGGCTGTTTAATGGAAATACGGCCGACACTATTCCGTGCCCCCTCTGGGATGTCATTTCGGCTAAGATGGACTTCGAGCGGACTGTTCGTGAGTCGCATTCGGTTAATATGCTCGCCCGAGGCGAAATTTGGTGGTTCTGGGTTGACCCAAGCATCAGCCTGGAACCCACACGTTATGCTTCGTATGATTATCGTAGCAAGATTTGGATGGGCGGATACTTGCGAAGATACTGCGGCAATACTTACGCTAACGACCGTTATCCTATCATGTCGGATGGGTTCAAGGTTTGGAAGCATGAGACTGGGTATTCGTATCCAGAAGCAGTGTTTATGCCTTTCCTAGAATCCCAAACACTCAATATTGGAAAGGGTGAATTCTGGACTACGGTGAATAAGATACTCCCGGATGTGTCGGGTGATAAGACTGCCATTGCATTCAGGCTGGCGATGAATAACGATCGCAGCAACTATGCGAATGGGGAGAAGTTATCCCCGCAACGAACCATCAACGAGCACGGATGGGTCGATATTCGAGAAACGGCGCGCGACGTTCGCCTGCGCATTGAAATGATCAAGGAGTCAGATTGGGGAACAGTTGGCCCTATCATGTTTGACATGAAGAGAAGGGGCAAAAAGAAATGAGAATCCCCAATTTCAAAGACCCCGAAGTTACGAAGTTTCTCACTGAATGGGACCGCGAAATTAAGCGAGTTCAGAGAGATGCAATGAGCAACGTTACTGCCAATCGGGCGGTCCTGCTGCATTCGCCTGATCTTGCGGTGTGGGAAATATCGATCACCAATGCAGGGGCAATCATAGCGACGAAGATACAAGGATGAACATCAGCGACCCCAAAATGCTTAAGAAGATGGAGCGAGCGCTGCGCTTCAACGACTATATGCTTGATTTGGACGATATTCAGTACGGGCTTGACACTGGTGAAATGCAGGGTCATGTTATAGGTGATACTTGGGCAATTACTCAAGTGCACAATTGGCCTCGCCAGAAATCAGTAAATATATTGTTCGTTGTTGGGAACCTTGAAGAGGCTCTTAAATTGGAAGATAAAATTACCACATGGGCGAAAGAAATCGGAGCTACTGTATTGACTGGTATTGGACGCGACGGATGGTGGGAAAGCCGAACCCCCGGATGGCGAAAAGTAGGCACTCTATTCGCTAAGGATATCTAAAATGGGTAGCGGACAATCACCAGCAACCACTCACCAAGTAAATAAGGTTGAGCTTCCTGCTTGGGTAAATGAAGCGTCGCAAGAGAATTACAATCTTGCCAAGGATATCGCTGGAAGGCCGCTGGAGCAATACTCTGGACAGACAGTAGCTGGCCCTTCTGGTATGACCACGACGGGTTACGACTTAATCAGAAGCAACGTTGGCGCTACTTCCCCGCTGTATGACAAGGCTGCCGGGGTGCTCGACAAATCCACCGGATTGCTCGACAAGTCGGCCGGGTTGACCGACAGGGCTACCGGGTTGTATGATAAAGCTGCGTCTACGCTGGATACCACTTCCCCATTGTATAACAAAGCCACCGGAGTATTCGATGCGGCAAGAGGCGTCCAGGGCGAAGCTGCGGACATCTTCCGCTCAACGGCCGGTCCGCTGGATATCAATCAATTCCTCAATCCTTATACAGGCGAAGTAGAACAGCGAGCTATCGCGAATGCTGAGCTTGCCCAGAAGAAGGGTATGCTTAACATTTCGGATTCGGCGCGAAAGTCTGGGGCATTCGGTGGCTCTCGCCATGGCGTTGCAGAGGGTGTCGCAACTGGCGAGGGAACTCGAGCTATCGGCGACTTGAGCGCCCAACTTAGGAAGGCTGGCCTTGATTTTGCCACGTCTACTGCGATCGCAGATCGTTCTGGTAGGCAAGCCGCTGGGTCGGGGCTTCTGGGCGTCGGAACCGGGCTTACCAATACTGGAATGGGCCATTTGGCGACGGCTGGTGGAATTCGCGATACTGCTGCCGGTTATGGAAGTGCTGGCGCTGGAATGCTAGGAGCCGCAGGAGCCGCTGGGAATGCCGCAGCTGGTTTACGCGATACTGCCACCGGTTATGGAAATGTCGCGACCGGACGGCAAGCTGCGGGCCAACAGGATATCACCAATTTGCTCGCGGGCGGCCAATCCGAACAGGCTCAAGGGCAGCGAGAAATCGATGCACTGATGAAACAGTTTTATGAAAAGCGCGACTACCCATTGGAAGGCCTCAACACCCGCCTCGCTGCTCTGGGCATGTCGCCTTATGGTCGAACTGAAACGACCAACAAGACGGCCACGTCGGAAGAGAAGGGTCCAGATTGGGCTACCCTTGGGCTTGGCGTTCTCAAGACAGTTCCGGCACTCTGGGCAATGTCTGACCGAGAAGCCAAGACGGACATCGAGAAGGTATCGGGCGGCGATGTTCCAATGTACGCTTACCGATACAAGGGTGACCCCAAGACGTATCCGAAGGTGGTCGGCCCGATGGCGCAGGATATCCAGAAGAAGGTCCCGTCGGCCGTCAAGAAGGTAGGCAAGCGTAAGGTGGTGGATTACAGCAACCTGATGGAAGTGCTGTCATAATGGCCTCGATCCAAGAGCGCATTCGACAAGCTATCGACGCGCATGTTCCTGCACATCTGCGACCGTATTTCTATCAAATGACGGTCAAGGAGGGTGCAAGCGGGAAGGATTCTCCAACGGGTGCCGCTGGACCTTTACAATTCACTCGTGGAACTGGGAAGAAGTACGGCCTTGTGGGTCCCCAAGGTGATATTCGTCGGGACGTCAACGCGAATATCAAAGCTGGGGTGGGATTGACCCTCGATAATGCAGCTGTGCTTAGGCGACATCTTGGGCGCGACCCCACCTATTCGGAGCTTGCGTTAGCACATCAACAGGGCGCAGACACTGCAGGAAAAATGCTTACGGGTAAGGGGAATGCCCCGAGGGAGAACCTTGTCGTCAACAAGGTGGACCCGAATTTACCCCCACAAGAGGCAGCGAAACAGATCATGAATTATTATGGCTTCAACAAGCTGATGCCAAATCAGGGTCTGACCCTCAATTCCGACCCAACGGCATTCGTCGATCCGAATGCTCCCGGCGCATTCACCGCTCCGGCGCAAGCGCCAGCGGGGTCTATTCCTTATATGGGCGCATTTACTCCCCCTCCTGGGAAATCGTTGATGTCGAACCCGGTTGACGTTGCATCGGCGGCCGGAACTACCCCTGCCTCATTCAGCGAGCGTGCATTGGGCGTGCATGGGCAAGGCAGCAAGGGCACTCCTTACGGAAATGCATTGGCGGGGCTTGAAGATGTGGCGAAGGGGTTGTCGCCGAAGTCTGATCCAAGATTGAATGACATCGCTCCATCTACGGCAAGTGCCGTGGATACCCGCATCGCTTCGCAGATGCCGCTGGCGCAGAGTATGCTTACGCAAATGATCCAGCAGATGCAACAAAGGCGTGGTAGATGATTATCGCCGATCTCATTCGGGCACTCCAACAGGGGGGTGATCCCAACGCAGCCATTCTTGCAGGTGCGCAAGCTCCTGCGATGTCCCCGGCTGTTTCAACTGCGCTTGGCGCGGCGGCAACGAATACCAACTTGAATACAGACGCGGCGGTCGCAGAAGAAGAGGCGAAAAGAAGGGCAGCGGCGGCAGTTACAGATGCCGGTCTGGACCCTCGACCGAACATCCCGAACGTGCCAATTCCTACGCCTCGTCCTCAACCCCCGCCTCCTCCGACTACTACCCCGGAGGGTATCAAGACACCTATTACCAATCCGGCTCCGGCCGCTGCTTCGCCTCGAATGATGCAATCGCCGCCCGACTTGGCGAACATGTACATCGAGTTGGTGCGGAAGAATCAGAATGCGGCGGCGTTGGACTCGGGGTTGTCGACCATCGCCGCTGGCCTTTCCAAGTATCCGGAAAATCGCGCCGCTTTGCTTCGCGGGGCGTCTGATCGTTCTGGTCAGCAGCAATTGACCTCTGCCGACATTATCAATCTGCAGAAGATGCAGGTCGAAAATCAGGCACTTATGATCCGTCAAGCGGCGAAGGGCGGCTTGATGAAGAAGTACAACCTGGACCGGGATACTATCGACTATCTCGACGCGTCCGGCAAGCTTGATGAGGTTATTCAGCACCACAATACTCAGAACCTTACCCACGTCGTCCATTCGGATGGTTCGACTGCGTTCTACGACCAACGATCTGGCAAGAAGGTCATCGATACGAGCGCGCCGAAAGCCTCCGACGATCAGAAGGCGCTGGATGCAGTAAACGCTGGTCGCGTTGCGAAGGGCGAAGCGCCGATCGACATGGAGACGTTCATTACCACTGTCAAGCGCGACAAGCCGCAAGAGCCGAATGCGACCGATAAGGCGGCGCTCGAACAGATCAATGAGGAGCGAAAGGCCAAGGGGCTGCCTCCTGCAGATATGGAAACTTACGTCACCACGATCAAGCGCGATCCGCAACAGCCAGCGAATGCGGCGGATGTCCAGACCCTTCTTCAAATCAACATGGAGAGGAAGGCTAAGGGCGAAGCGCCGATCACTATGGAGGAATACCAGAAGAAGGTTAAGCGCGAGCCGAGAGCGGCGGCTGACGAAGCTGACCGGTTGGCGCTGGAAGCCATCAACGCGGATCGGAAAGCCGAGGGTCGGCCTCCGATGACCAGAGAGCATTACATCACCAAAGTCAAGCGGCAAGGTGTTACGGTCAATGTGGGGCCGCAAGGACAACAATTCCCGACGCCTCCGCAAGGCCAAGATTATGTGCGCAACGAAGATGGGACGATCAAGGTGGGCGACGATGGTAAGCCCACTCTCTATACCGTCGCGGGCGCGCAACCCACCACTATCGATTTGGCGAAGAAGGAGCGGGAGGAAACCGAAGCCCAGCGCAAGGTTAACAAGGCGAAAATCCAGCAGACGATGGCATCGAACAATGTTTCCAACGCCGTCGATACTGCGCTTGAGCATGTGGATAAGCTCGGCGTCGTGGGCTTCGGCTCCGATGTTTCCAGGAGCCGGTTGCTTCCGGCGGGTAGAGCGCCCCATATCTTCGACAGTGCCGTTTCTACCATCAATGCCAACTCGGCTATTTCGGCGCTGCAGGCAATGCGCGAAGCTTCGCCTCATGGTGGTGCCCTTGGTAACGTTACGGACTTCGAGAACCGAATGTTGTCAGCAACCACGGCTGCTCTCGACAAATTCGCTGATCCGGCGACTATCACCAAGAACTTGATCCGCATCAAGGCGATGTTCATCACTCTGAACGAGCAGCGGTACGATGATAAGGCCGATCCGGAGGCTCCGGCGAAGTTCGAGAGGGCTTTGAAAGAAAATATCGACGAACTGTCAGTCGCACACATGAATAAGAAGAAATCGGCTGGTCAGTCCAAAATTGAAAGAGTCAAGCCGTAGGAGGCAAGAATGCCTGAGTTCACTATTACCACGGCTGATGGTACCAAGTATAAGATAGAATCTCCTAGCGTTGAGCAGGCGCACAAGGACTTGACTGCGTTTCGCCAACAGGAGATGAACCAGAAGTTCGAGGAAGAAGGCAAGAACGCTAGCTTCATGGGAGCATTCATCCCGGCTATTTCCGACGCTGCGCGCGTTGCCACCGATACGCTCACCGGAGGATACGGAGCTAAACTAGCGGATTATTTGGGTGGAACCGACGACGCACAGTTGAAAACAGCTGCCTCGCGGAACCGAATGGGGGCGGCTGGAACTGCGTTAGAAGCTACCGCGCTTGCTCGCTTCTTACCATCCATCGCCGCCAAGACCGTCGGC